AAGGGAAAAGGTCGTAAATAATCGTGGCATAGAGAGATACATCTGGTCTTCAACCACGGGAGAAGATCATTTCGTTATGACTCATCTTTATGCCTATCTTGCCCAGTTAAGCAGTGGAACAGGAACTTTTTATAGAGAGTTAAGCGAGGCAGAGAGGCCAAGCGTAATGGGCAGTGATAATGTTTATAGGGAAGTATCTGAAATGTGGGCAGATAACAACTATGGAGGATAAAACAGCAATATTCTTAATACCGGCCGAAGTCAATCAATTCCTTTTATTCAGGGAACATTATGATATTTTTTCAACTCTTATAGATGCCAGAATATATGAAGTGAAAAATGGAAATATTACCATTAACTTTGATCACGAAGGAACCCTAATGACTGTTGTCAGGAATGAGATTGTCTTCAAAAGAAAAAGTTGAAATTAATTGACAATAGTATTATAATGTCATCAAATCTAAACCTAAACCAAAGGCGGAAGATCCAAATGGATTATTCCGCTTTTTTATAAAATGGAAAAAATAGATATATCTAAGTTAAGTGACAAAGAAAAGATTGAGTTAATAGACAATAGGTGGAACTCATCTGAGGATATTTTTGAGGAAGTAAAAAGGATTTACAAGAATAACACCGATGTCTATTCCAATAAGGCGAGTTGGCTGTCAGCTATCCCTTATAAGAGACAAGCATGGAGGATTCAGGCCAACCGAATATTCGTCAATATGGAGGCGGTAATAAACTCTCTTATCGCTAATGTTCCTGGAATAAACATACTTCCGTCCAGAAAAGGAGAAGTATTTGAAGAATTTGCAATCAGCCTAGAGAACTATTTTAGAAAGAAATATCTTGACATAAATGTCAAAGAGACTTTCCGAATGGGATTAAGAAATCTTTATTTCTCTCGTTTAGTTGTTCTCAAACCTTTTTGGAATCCGTCTATAAATGACTTCGATCTAAGATCAATAGACCCGAGGAATGTAAGAGTTGGAAAGTATGCCAGAAAGGAGCAGGAAACAGAGTTTGTTATTGAGGAAGTAGAAGATAATCTTCATGCCGTTGTTTCTAGGTTTCCTTATAAGCACGATGAGCTTCTTAAAAAATTTGGGATAAATAATGATACTGACCTCTATATTAAAAACCCCGATGTTAAATATAAGGAAGCGTGGATAGGAAACTGGGTCGTATTTAAGCTGGATAACATAGTTCTCGATACTATACCTAACCCTTATTGGGACTGGGACGGTATTTTAGTGACTGATGAAGAATTAGAAAAACTCGAAGGAAGTGATAATACCGATCCTGTAACTGGAGAAAATAGGAGAATACTCTTATCGAGCATAAGGAGCGAGCAAGAGAGTCGCCAACCGAAGATAGCAGAAGAAACACCAGAGCCTAATATTATCCAGAAAGGAATACAGGCTATAAAAAAGTTTTCAAAACCAGAAAACTATATAGAACCGACTCAAGGAGCTACTTCGGAAGAAATAAGCGTTCCGGATATGAAGCCTTATTTCTTTAATTATTTTGATACTCCTAGAAAGCCTTATATATTTGCTACTGTATTTAACAACGAGAATTCTCCGATAGGGAGGACAGATATGATAACCCTATCATCGGAATTACAGAAAGGGATAGATAAGAGAAAAATGGATATTGACGAGAACGCTGAAATGGCAAACGGTATTCTCAAAGTTGATTCTACCGTTATGGGTAAGGCTGATGCTCAAAGAATACGATTCGAGACTAAAGGTGTTATTTGGGGAAAAGGAGTCATGAACGGCGTAGGCAGAGAGACTGGATCACCGTTGCCGGCTACTGTTTTCCAAGATATGCAGGATTCTCGTAACGAGATAGATAATATAATGGCCGCCACTTCTGCATTTAGAGGAGAGAGAGAAGGACAAGAGACAAAGGCAGGAAGACTCGCTCTAGTGCAACAGTCGTACCAGAGACTTAATGAGTTAGTACATGTAGTAGATTATCTCGCTTATGAGACTTTTTCATGGTTCATGCAGCTGGCGAAGACAAGATATACTGAATATCACACCGCAAAATGGATGGGAGATGAGGAGGCTAAAAAGGATATAGAGATAATTCAGGACGATTTTAATACTGGAATAGAAGTGAGAGTCATTCCCGGAAAGACTCTACCCCAAGACGACGAATTTAAGTTCGAGCAAGCGCAGAATGACGTTGCTCAAGGATACTTGTCTCCGACCGACTATCTCCGTATAGCTCACTATGATAATCCTAAGGAGCTTACTCAAAACGCGATTAAGGCTAAAATAAATCCTGTTGTAGCAAGCGGCATACCACAGGAAGAAATAGCTGAACTGCAACCTAAGCAGACTGAGGAAAAACCGCCCAATGTTACTATAAACTACGCTGATTTGAGTCCTGATGCCCAGCAACAGATATTGGCTAAAATGGATATAAATGTTGATCCAAATATGCTTGTTGCAGAAAAAATAGCTGATAATAAAAATAAGGATAGAGAGTTTGAGCTTAAAAAGAATTCTCAGGAACATAATCAAATGATGTCGGAGAAATCATTAGAAAATAAAAATGCCATTCCAGTCTAAATCTCAAGCCAGATATATGTTCGCAAATCATCCTAAAATAGCCAAAGAATTTGCTGATGAGACTCCTGAAATGAAAGAACTACCAGAGAAGAAGAAAAAGAATGAAATGACAGAGAGAATGAATAGGATAATCAGTGGAAAACATTTGACATAAGTGTAGGTTGATATTAAAATCTAATTAAGGCTCAAACCTGGACAAAAGGCGAGCATTCCATAAAGGAGTGTCTCGCCATTTTTGTTTAATAATAAATAATAGTCGCAGTAATTTGACCAAGTAACTCAAGGAAGTCTAAAGACCAATCCGAGAGGGGTCAGTCATATAAATGCCAGACGAAATAGTAGAGAGCGTTGAAGTTATAAGCAGTGAAGAATCACCAAGCGAGGTAATTGAAACGACGGAAACTCAAGCAGAGGAGACTCCAGCCGAGAAAGTGGAGACAGTAGAGCCTGAACTCTATGACCTTCCAGACGGGAGGAAAGTAGATAGCGCAACTCTAGCTCGGGAATTCAAAGAGAATTTCTTACCAGAGTTTACCAGAAAATCGCAAGAGTTGGCTGCTCTTAAAAAAGATAAGCCAGAGACAGAAGAAGTAAACCCTTACAAAGACCCTAATTATATTCCTGAAAACTATCAGGAGATAATCGAGGTCGCTAAGGCTAAAGCATTGCAGGAGATAGACGCTCGCTCGAAACTAGAAGCCGAAAAAAGACAGGCTCTTGAAACAGAAGTGGGAAATCAACTCGCGGAGGTTAAAAAAACTGACCCAACAGTTGATGAAAGTCTTTTGTTCTTGCACGCAAACAAGTATGGATTCAGGGATTTGAGAACAGCTTATCAGAATATGAAGGATATGAACGCTCTTGTGAAGAATGTCCAAAAGACCACAGAGAAGAATATCCAACGTAGAGCTAATGAGCAGATAAGCACCACTCCCGGAAAAGCGGGAGCAACAATCCCTAATCCAAGCAACTTTGCTAATGCGGTAGATTACTTACGAAGTCTCCAATAATAAAAGGCGATTCGATGTCGCTAAAAACAATAATTATTTGAGATGATTTTTAACCAAGCGGTTACAACCACTACTAGGGAATTCATTTTGAAGAAAGTTTACGATCAGGTCACTACGGGAACTCCCGGACTGATGTATTTCCTTCAAAAGCCCGCAGAGTGGAAATCGGGAACTTCTTACAAATTCCCGATAAAATATCAGGACACAACTAACGGCGGAAATATGGGTATTGCCGATAAGTTGGACACTGATAGACAGAACGT